TGATGCCTTTGATTTCATCAACGATGGCGGCAAAACTTTGCCTGGCGGCTGAGACGTCTCCGGCAAACGCTGCAAATTGTTGAGCTAACCCACTAACTGTTAATTGTACTTGTCGCAACTGTGCGTTGGTAGCGGCAGCAGCGTTTGGTAGTTGATTTAACGCACTTTCGGTTATTGTGTCACCGAGCTGTTGGGCATACCTTATACCCTCCTGTATTAACTGGTTAAACCGTGCTTGTTCTTGTGGATTAAGTGCCATCTACTTTCTTTATAAATAGAAAAAAGAATTACTTTTTCGGTACCGAGAAGCCTTGCGGTATTTTAGTTTCGTTGGAGAGTTTTTTAAATTGCTCTCTGTTTACATTTCCTTGTGAATCTACCAGAGTAGTCTTGTTACCGCCTGATTGAGCTTGCTGGGTTTGTTTATTTTGATTTTCATAGTACTCCTGTATTTTATGAAAGGTGAACATGCGTAACCAAATTGGCATATTGTAAACAGTATCCCAGTCATATCCACCCTGTCCGTGAAAGCAAATTTCATGAATCTGAGAGAATAGGTTTTTCCTAGCTATAGGAACCGTCTTAAGCGTCAGGCCAAAAAAAGTTTAGATTAATTGGGATAGCGACCTCCTCACCGCTATCTGTCGTAAATAATAAATCTACGTCGGGTTGAACTTGTTTAATGTGTTCTCTTAGTGATCTTGAATCTTTAGCTAGTAAGAAATTATCTACGAAGTTCCTGATAACATTTTCTTCTCTATTACCATCTACAGATTTAATAATGTATTTCAATCTTGTTGATAATTCTCTAGATATATTTTTATCAATCTTTTTTAAGCCTTCTAGCTCTTTTGATATCTTCCCTTCAGTGTTGTGGTCAATAATCTTAAAAGTTATATCTGTTTTAGAGAAAGGAAGTGTAAAAGAAAATTCTGCTGTTTCACTATCAATACCGTCTAAACTGAAAGGTTTATTTTCTAAAGTAGTTAAATCAACAGTGTATTGTTCTCCTAGGTAATTAAAGCTGTAATCTTTTCCATAACCGAGGATTCTTGCAGCTACCATCACTGCATTCTTATCACCTACTATCAAATCACCGTAGTCTACCTTACTAACAATTAATGATTTCATTAATTCATCTAATACAGTTCCTTTTTGAATGTAATTTTGATTGGTTAAAATATCTTCTTCACGGGCAGTCATGTACTTCATTTCGATTTTGCCGGAAGATAATGGATTGTCTTTTGAGTAAAGAAGGCCTTTTGAAGGTAACTCAATAATTTCAGTTGGGATTTTGTTTTCTAACATATACTTCTTAGTTATAACTATTCTAATATAAATATATATGAATTAGGTTTAAACGTCCACTAAAACGTAACTTCCTTTGTAATTCATAACGTTGGTAGGTGACCAGTCGATTTCATCTGGGTTGATACCTGCTTTCTTAAATGCTTCTTTTAATCCGGTTAAAAATTCTTTTAATTTATCTGAAAGGTCTAAGTTTAGTTCTTCATCATATACTAAATAATCTTCCGCTTTAGTTCCATTAATTGAGATTTCCTGCCTCTCCTCTTCTGCTAATTCTTCAGCATCTACCATATCAATGATGCCTGTTCTTTTATCAGGGAGAATTTCTACGTTTGTTATAGGAATAATGCATGAGAAAGAATGGTTTACCAGTTTCTCAGCGTGTTCTAGCTCATCAACATCAGTAGTAAGCTTCTTTACTGTGCTTCCTTTTTGAAGTGCAATGCCATTATCTCCACCGCCCAATACCGTCCAGCCTTCGTCTTTGAGTTTTAATAACTCTTTTTTTAATCCGGGTGGAAAAATAACTTCGTTTAGTATTTGTATGAGTTTCATGTAATAAAAAAGCCCTCTCTAATAAATAGGAGGGCTCTTTCTTTAAGCTTATTGTTAATTAGAAGTTCAATACTGCGTAATCCATTGCGATAGATAAGGTAATTTCTTGAGCAGCTGCATCCTGTCCCCAATCCAAATCAGAGAATTTAGCAGACTTGATGAAAGCACCTTTCAAAATCCATTCAGAAACGATATCACCTACCGGTCCTAAGATATCGACAGTCAAATCTTTTTTGTAGAAATCACTATATCCATCACGGCCAGTTACTGATTCGTGACCTAGACGTACCCACTCCATAACTGCCTGAGCACCTGAAGGAGTAATGGGATCGTAGAGGGTCATGGTAACGTCGTTCCACTTAGACCGTCCTTTTACTTTTCTTTGAATGTTAATGTGATTCAAAGTAATCTCATCATTGGCAATTTCAAGGCCGGACAAGCCTTTAATAAAGAATGAAGGAATACCGCTTACATATAAAATAAATCTATTCTGTACTTTGGGTTCAAAGGCGGTGAAGAATATTTCGTTAGGTTGTAATACTGCCATCTTATTTATGTTTTATTGATTATAAATATCAGTTAAGTTGAATTACGCTGGGAAAGTAGCTCCTGTTGGAGTAACGTTGAAAGTTAAGTAGATGAATTCGGCAGTCTTAGTTGGTTGGATATAAATCTGACCTACTAATTGATTTCTGTCGATTACGTCTGCTGTGTTGTTTGTATCATCCATCACTACTTTATAGGCATATAATCCCTGTCTTTGTTGGATTGAATCCAGGTAAGGATTAACTTGAGCTAAGAAGCTGTTTCTGGTTGCGATTGTGTTTTGTTCGAATACTAATCCAAGACCAATTTGAGAGATATAATTTTTCAATTCGATTAACAATCTACGAACGTTTACGCGATCTAGAGCTGAAGCTTTTTGCTGCAATGTCTTTTGACCGTACACCACAACACCATTTCCAGGGAAGGTAGCAATTGGGTTAACTTTTCCTAAGTATAAAGTATCTCTGTTTGATTGAGATAATTTCTGTTCTACTCTAATTACTGTGCTCATTCCACCCCTGTTAATACCAGCAGGTGCAAACCAAGGCTCTCCAGCTGCATCGTTAAATGCATAAACACCCGGTAACATAGTTGAAGCAGGTACCCAAACATTCTTTCCTGTTGCAGGATCGTTTGTTTGAACCCAAGGCCAGTAAGCAGCTGCATAAGAGCTGTTAACGTTAGCAGCTTCTGCAGTTACAGCAGTTACTGTTGAGTTGTAATTAACTAAATCCATCACGAAGATGTTGTCTCCTCTGTTTTGAGTATTTGAGACGATAGTTGCCATTTTAGCACTGTGCCCGTTATACCATAAGCCAGGAGTCACTAATAAATTAAATTTGTAGTCATCTTGGTTAGATAACAAGTTAATCATGTTAGTGTAGTTACCTGCATCTAAACCCTGTGTATTTGTAGAGGTTAAAGCGTTGTAGAAATTAGCACCAGGCTTAACAGTTCCTGTTGCAGCACCGAAAGTTCCAGAAGCAGCTGCAGGAATTGAACCTGTGTATTGATTCTTAGCAACTCCGTTGTTATCAAAGTAATCTGGGGTTAAGTAGTTAACCTGCTTTACTCTAACGTAATTTGAAGCATTTGGATAAGATCCTGATAATTCAATTTGATTGTTGGTGCTGTTGTAGTTGTAGTTGTAATCACCGATAACATTACTGATGAAGTTAGGAGCTTTAGGATCTAAAGAAAGATTTGTCCAAGTCTCTAACACAATTTTGTTATTTGCTAAGTCATCACCTCTTCTGATTAATAAGTTAAATTGACCTGATCCAGTGTTTGATCCAACGATTTCCCATCGGATGTTATTACCTGAACCTGAAGGTAGTGCACCGTTAGTGGTTTCTGTAGAGGTGCTGTTCATAAGATCACCTTCAGAAATTGTCTCTAATACAAAAGGAGATAAACCTGTAGTAGGTCCGCCTGATCCTGTGGCTATTAAAGAGCTGGTAGCTGAGGAATAAGATCCGGTTACTACTCTCGCTACTAATAGGCTAGTTCCTCCGTTTTGGAAGTAGTTATAAGCTGTGATTGAGGTGAAATACGAATAGACATCGCTTCCAGAAGTTAAAGCATCACCAAATTTATTTACATACTGACTGTAGGATGTAACTAGAGTTGGAACCTCAACAAGACCTTTTACAGTAGGACCGATGATGGCGGCTCCTGCCTGTACAGGCTGTTGGGTGATAAACGACTGGTCATTTTCTATAGCGATAACACCAGGGGATAATAAAGTTTCTGCCATTTTATTTTAGTTTGTTAGATAGTTCTAGTATAAATAGCAAATAACCCTTCAAAAAGATGCTAGATATCGTCTATGTTACTTACTACTTCTATGTCAAAACTTACTTTTCCTGATGTAAATACCTTCTTGGAAGCAACTAAATTTTTGTTAATTGCGTTGGGTATAATATAACCGTACATTTTAATATTGAAGTTGGTCTTAATTAACCTTTCCTCACCTTGATTTAATGTTTCGTTATTGGTGAAGCTATCGATCCGGGCACGGAATTTAAATCTTTGAGGATCTCCCCAATAAGAATCTGATGAGTAGTTGATTCCTTCAACGATTTTGTTCATCTGCTCAATATAGTAAGTCCAAACAATGCATTCATAATTTACTGTAACGTAATCTGGGATTACTATTGCTTGGTAGGTATTCACCGGCTCTCTATCGTTTAGAATATCAAAATTAGAGTAAGCATTACCTTTCTGGTATCCCTTATTGACTATTGCATAGTTTAATGGATTGTTAGCATCTAGTTTATTTCCGATTGTGTATGTCTTATCCATCGATGTTCTCTTGAACATAATGATAGGACACATGATTTTATCGTTTTTATCTCTGTAATACCCGTCTTTTTGAACTGCTTTCCATCTTTCTGGATTTCCGTAAATGATTGGAACGGGGATTGAGGTTCCGTTCTGGTAGACCTGGGGTTTAATTACATTGTTGAAGTAGTATGTAATAGTCTCATCTATATCCCCAATGCCGACGGTGTAGGGTTTATCTGTATCTCCTTTAACAGAGACTTGCTTGGCTCTAAAATTCTTAGCAGTTGCTGTATCTTGAGGATTTTGAAATACCGGTAACGGTAAAACAGCACTGTTTGGATTGTTTTCCAATGGTGTTTGTTGAGAGATAGAAATTTCTCTCTGTGTTTTCGGTACTGGTTTTCTAATTTCTCCCATTACATTCTTTCTTTAGTTATTCCAAGTTTGTCTGCAGGTACGAGGTGAGCCGACATTACTATACTGATTGATGAGCCATAGTTCTCTAACCCTTCAGAATACGAGTATTCCGGTATCTTTCCTACGAAGTATTGGTTATCAACAACCGTATCAACTTCATAGTAATTTTCATAGTAAAATATGATATCTCCAACCTCGGGAGTGATCTCTGCTTCAATTAAATCATCTCTAAAAAATGCTAATGAAAGTATACGACCGGTATCTGGGCCAAATGAGTCTGAAGTCCAAGTTTGGTCTCCTCGTTGAATTAAGACGTTGAATAGGATGGGTGCACTGAAGAACTTATCTGTTGCTTCTCCGTACATGTTGGTTGTTGAAGCTCCTAAGGTGACTTTGTAATAACCGACCTGCTGGGTTACAATGTTAGGTAGTAACTCACGGTTGATTCTATTGATCAACAATACATCTCTTCTACTTCCAAATAAAGCCATTTAGATCTCCTCAATTTTTTGTAGTTGTTTGGTACTGTATTTAAATTTCTTTAAAGTAGGAATGGTTGACATTGCTTCTTTTTTAATTAATTCAAAGGTTTCCTGCCCGGGTTTTAATGTTACTACTTTCAATTGAAGTAATCCCCTTGGCTTTAAATCTTCTTTATCTGTTTTATTGTTCACAACAGTAACGTACCGTAGACCTCTAATCAACTGTGCAACATCAGTAACGTTAGTTTCATCGGAAAATTCAACATACACCAAATTCTGGTACATTGAATAAGTTACTTCGTTTAGTAGATCTGTTAATTTCATTATGCTATAAATATTGGTTGTGGAACCATGTTAAGTTCCTTCTGTTTATAATCAGCTTCTAAAGATCTTCTTTCCATTAGTTTCTCTCTAGATGTTTCTTCTAAGTAAGCTCTTAATCTATCTAAAAGCAAGTTCTTTTCTGAGGTAGCTGCAGTGATTAGATCTGCGTGGTTTAGAGTAACTTCTGCTCCCGGGATTGGGACTGTAGTATATTTACCTCTAACGTATCCAAGCATTTCTTTTGCTAAGGCTAGAGTGTATTCAAAGATCCACTGTCTACCTATTGAATTGATCTGTACATACTTTGGATTTGTATAAGGAACATTAGAGACGTTAGAAACTAGTGCTGCTGAATTTGCCATTATTGGATTGTTTCTTTCTGAGTTTTTAATATACTCAAAAAACATTCTACCTTCATCCACAGTTGGGATCGGGAATAAGCGTAATCTGTTATTTACTAATTCAAAAGAGTAGTTTGATTTTCTGATCTGATCATTGAATTCAATTGCCTGTATCTTCTGGAGATCGTAATTGATTGGCATTAACAGAAAGTTAATTGCCGGAGAGTAATTGCCCCATCCAAAGGTATCTAACATATTCATCATTCCTGTTCCTGTCCCTGCATAAGGATCAAAGTAACGGACGATGGCTGGGGGTGATTCATAAAACACTCTCTTAATCTCGATTGTATCACCGGCTGACAATGATGCAGAAGCATTAGCCCATGCTGTCATGTCGTAATCCTGCTGACCGGCTTTAGTGTAGAAAGAGCCTGTGTGCCAGGAGACTGTTCCACCTACTCCGGCTTCTTCTCCGTACTGAGCAGACATTCTGACCATACCTCCGAAATTTGGTTGAATTACTGCACTGTTTAAATTAGAGCCTGTGGATGCTCCTTCCATTGAAAGATAATCCTGTCTTACTTTAAATGCATAAATTTCATTTCCGTAGGTTGTTACTGCTTCTTCAAAAGCCGTATAGAAGTTGATATCCTGTAATTCGACATCAACTAAGGGATACCCTAATCTCCTTGCACAGAAATCCGATACTTTATCAGCATCTGTTTGAAACTGATAGTCATAGTCGTAAAAACCGAAAGGAGTGTCTCCGGGAAAGAAAGAGGATGAACCGGGCCAGATTTGAGCATTAGCCATATATTAATAAATAGCTACAGGATAATGTATATTACCCGAACAGGGGCATATAGTAGGTACCACCGTCAACATAGACTGTTAACCATGCATCAGGCTCTCCTAAAATTTTATTGTTTGCAGTACCGTATACTGTGTTTATAGAGCTGGTAGGAGATGAGGAAGGGTAAACTCCTCCGACTACAGCTAGTGATCCTGTTATTAATACTGATCCTGTTATTGTTAAGGAGCCAGATATAATCGATGACCCTGCTACTCTTAGGGAACCAGAGATCGTTGATGATCCGGTAACCATTAAAGAACCGGATGCAGTTTGAGAGCCAATTGTAATTAGGGAACCGGAGATCGTTGATGATCCGGTAACTCCAAAAGAACCGGAGATAGTTATATTATATGCTTGGGCGCCTGTAAGGGCATCTATGGACTGAGTTACGTGCCAGGCATTAATTGTCTGGGTTTGTGTTATACCTGTTTGTGAAAGAGTTAATGCCATCTATTATAATTATTGCCTTTTTATGTGATAAGCTCAGACCACTGTTCACTTTCTAGGATGACTGCTATTTCCTCAAGGTTATAAGGTCCTTCTGCTGTTGTTAGTGTTTTAATACATTCCGGAGTAGTTCCTTCCCACTTAACGAACGTTTTTGTTCCATCTATTGATTTTCTAACTGTATCAATAGATGTTTCTAAGACTTCAGCAAATTCAATCTTATTTACTTCATTAATATTAAAAATAATAAATTGTCTATTTACTGCTGTTGTCATTTGTTATAAATATTTAATATTAAAATAAAGCGTTCCAAGAAGTACCGTCATAAAAATATGGTTTTGGAGGAATTGAAGATGATACGGCAAATGAACCTGTAGGTACACCTGTTGTTGGTAGAGGATCTGAAGGAGTTAAAGTAACTACTGCTGTTGCCTCTATAGTTCCTGCTGATGCAGAACCGGAGATATGTAGTTTTGAAATTGGTGATGTGGTGTTTACACCTACCGCTCCTGTAGATCCGGTTACAAAGATTCTTGTATTTCCGGCTCCGTCTGAGATAAAGATGTTGTTGTTTTGAGTGCCAAATCCGTTTGCTGTAGCTGATCCTAGGATTACGTTACATGCTCCGGTTGTAATACAAATACCAGCATTTTGACCTACTGCTATATTACAAGTTCCTGTAGTACTACATCTTAAAGCAGCTACACCAACAGCGGTGTTATTAGCACCTGTTGTATTACAAGCTAAAGCAGTATAACCAACAGCTGTATTGTTAGTACCTATTGTATTAATACGTAAAGCACTATAACCTAAAGCTGTATTATTAACTCCTGTTGTATTACAGGATAAAGCAGAAGTACCTATTGCTGTAAGACCAGTACCTGTTGTATTTGCTCTTAAAGTACTATCACCTACCGCTACATTACCTGATACTGAACTGAATCTCATTGAGTAAAAACCTATGGCTACGTTTTGATTTCCGGTATTATTTCCTCTTAGAGTACTTTGACCTATAGTAATATTAGAAAAACCAGTTGTGTTGTAAATATTTGCTCCTGAGCCTATAGAGATATTGCCTCCACCAGTTGTATTATCTCGTAAAGCGTTATCTCCGATACCTATATTATTTATACCGATTGTATTAGTAGATAAAGCACGAGTACCTACTGCTATATTACTTGCACCTGTTGTATTTGAAAGTAAAGATAAATAACCAACAGCTACGTTGTTAGAGCCTATAGTATTAGATTGTAAAGCACTAGCACCTACTGCTGTGTTATTTGCGGCTGTATTAGATAATAAAGCAAGATTACCAAGAGCTGTGTTATTACTACCTACAGTATTACTAGCTAAACTATTGCTACCTACAGCAGTGTTACTAGTACCTGTTGTGTTTGCAAATAAAGCAAGATTACCTACGGAGGTATTATTAATACCAGTAGTATTACATCTTAAAGCACTAGCACCTATGGCGGTATTATACCTACCAATGGTATTACTTAACATTGCTTTGTAACCAACACCTGTGTTACTAGTACCTGTAGTGTTTGATCGTAAGGTTTCTGATCCTAAACCTACGTTATTACCTCCTGTTGTATTAGATTGTAAAACACCGTTACCTACTGCTACGTTACTACCTCCTACTGTATTGGAATTTAAAGCATTATCACCAATAGCTGTATTACCTGCTCCTGTGGTATTATATCTTAAAGAATGGTATCCTACCGCGGTATTACTAGTACCTATTGTATTATACCTTAAACTTCTAAGTCCAACTGCTGTATTTTTATTACCGGTAGTGGTAGAGGCTAAAGCATAAGCTCCTACTGCTGTATTACTAGCGGTTGTGTTACACCATGAGGCTCTATGTCCTACTGCTGTGTTTAAGGATGCTGTGCTGTATTTTAAAGCACGAGAACCAACAGCTACGTTAAAGTTGCCAGTACTGTTAGAATATAGAGCGTAACTACCTAATGCTGTGTTATAATCACCTGTTGCGTTTGCTAACATTGCTGTATAGCCTACAGCTGTATTTCTACGACCGGTAGTGTTGTTTTTTAAAGCAAGATTACCTACTGCTGTATTTTGAATACCTGATGTATTTAAAGCTAAAGTACAAAAACCTAAAGCTGTGTTACTAGTACCTGCGGTATTAAATCTTAATGCACAGTAGCCTACCGCTGTGTTATTTGATGCTGTGTTAGCTTTTAAAGCATCAGTACCTACGGCAGTGTTTCTTTCACCGGTAGTGTTTAATCTTAAAGCATCATTACCAATAGCAACATTCTTACTACCTCCATTGTTATATGCAGAGGCAAAACATCCTACAGCTACGTTAAATACTCCTGTTTGATTATTTCTAAGAGCACAAGTACCTACAGCAACACTTCCGTATCCTACGGTATTTGATAATAAAGCTTCAACACCAATAGCAGTATTTCTGTTTCCTGTTGTGTTAGAAAATAAAGCACAAGTACCTAAAGCTATGTTATTAACACCTATTGTGTTAGATTGTAAAGTACCTCTACCTAACGCCGTATTACAAACACCGGTTGTGTTAGATATTAAAGCATAAGTACCGACAGCTACATTACTTGTTCCTGTTGTATTTGATTGTAAAGCATAACCTCCTACTGCTGTGTTTTGAGCACCTGTTGTGTTTAGGAATAAAGAATTAAGACCTACCGCAGTATTACTACTTCCTATAGTGTTGTATCTTAAAGCAAATCTACCAACTGCGGTATTGGTTGTACCTGTTGTGTTACAAGATAAAGCTGCGGCTCCTAATGCTGTGTTGTTTGAGGCTATATTAAGAGCTAATGCACCATCACCTATAGCTGTATTGGCTGAACCTACTTGGTTACATACTAAAGTAGTATTTCCTACTGCCACGTTACTAAAACCTGTTGTGTTTTTACACAAAGATAAAGCACCAATAGCTACGTTAAGTGCTCCTGTTGAGTTAGATAGTAGAGCAGAAACTCCAATAGCAATATTTCGTCTACCAGTTGTGTTTGCATATAAAGCATTAGTACCTAAAGCAACATTATAGTATCCTGTTGTATTAGTATATAATGCTCTGTAACCAACAGCGGCGTTATTATTGGCACATGTGTTATTATATAAAGCACCTATACCAACAGCAATATTTCTTATACCTGTTGTATTCTTAGTTAAAGCTGATAGTCCAACAGCTACGTTGTTGACTCCTGTTGTGTTACAAAACAAAGCACTAACACCTATAGCAACGTTATTTACACCGGATGTGTTGCAGTATAAAGCTCTTGAACCGGCGGCAGTATTACTGCCTCCGCTAGTATTGTATCTTAAAGCACCGCGGCCAAAAGCTGTATTGTTACTCCCTATAGTATTAAATAGTAAGGAATAGCTACCAACAGCTAGGTTATCGGTACCAGTAGTATTACTCTGTAATGCACTTAATCCGACTGCTACGTTTCTAGTACCGATTGTATTACCTCTTAAAGCATAGCGTCCTACCGCTGTATTAGCTGAACCTATATTGGCTCTTAATGCTTCAAAACCTACTGCTGTGTTATATTGTCCTGTTATATTATACACTAAAGTACAATTTCCAACTGCTGTATTTTTTGTTCCAGTAGTATTATTTCTTAATGCACAGAAACCAACTGCTGTATTGTTTGATACTGTGTTACAGTATAAACTGTATGAACCTAAAGCCACGTTATTAGTTCCAACTGTATTTGCAAACATAGCGCTAACACCTATTGCTATGTTTCTTGTTCCTGTTGTGTTAGAAAATAAACTGTTATTTCCTATTCCTACATTACCACTACCTGCTGTATTATTTATTAAAGCTTGAGAACCTAAAGCTGTATTTTGCCCACCGGTAGTATTTTCTTGTAGAGAGTATATACCAACGGCTGTATTTCTAATACCGGTTGTATTAAATCTTAAAGCACCGTGTCCTAAAGCTGTATTACAATAACCTATTGTATTTACACATAAAGCAAGAGTTCCTACAGCTACGTTCCTAGTACCTGTTGTGTTTGCTCGTAAAGCATAACGTCCTACTGCTACGTTACAAGCTCCTGTTGTATTATTTTGTAAAGCACTAGAACCAACTGCTGTGTTACAAACGCCTATAGTATTATTTACTAAAGTGTAACTACCTACTGCTGTATTAAATCCTCCGGTTGTATTAGCATATAAGGCATTAATTCCTACTGCTGTGTTTAAAGTACCGGCGGTATTGTTTCTTAAGGCCTGAACTCCGAAAGCTGAATTTGATGTACCTACTGTATTATACAGTAAAGAATTAAATCCAACCGAGGTATTAAAAGCACCGGTAGTGTTTTTGTTTAGGGAATTAGTACCTACTGCTGTGTTTCTTGCACCTGTTGTGTTACAAAATAAAGCAGCTACACCTAATCCTGTATTGTAAGTTCCTGTTGTATTAAATCTTAAAGCACTAGTACCAACAGCTGTATTATGAGTACCTGTTATGTTAGCATATAAAGCATTAAAACCTAATGCTGAGTTAAAACCCCCAATTGTATTATTTTGTAAAGCGCTTCTACCTACTGCTGTATTACAATCACCCGTTGTGTTAAATCTTAAAGCCGTAGTACCAACTGCTGTATTACAAGTACCTTCTGTGTTGCAACTTAAGGCAAAATACCCAACTGCCACGTTTTGAATACCTGTAGTGTTAGAATACATAGCACTTCTTCCGATTGCTATATTATTACATCCTGCTGTATTACTGAGTAAAGAACGGAGTCCAATTGATACGTTGTTTCTACCGCTTGTATTAGATTGTAAAGCTGAAGTGCCTATCGCTACGTTGTAAATTCCTACTGAATTGCTTAGTAAAGCCTGAGTACCAACTGCTGTATTACTAATACCTGTAGTATTAGCTAACAAAGCATTAGTACCTAAAGCAACATTACAAACACCTATTGTGTTAGTAAATAAGGCAGCTCTACCTACTGCTGTATTACAAACACCGGTTGTATTACATCTTAAAGCATCAGTACCTAAAGCTGTATTACGTACACCTTCTGTATTAGCTGCTAAAGAATTTGTACCAACTGCTGTATTACATACTCCTGTTGTGTTAGATTGTAAAGCATTATTACCTAAAGCAACATTACATATACCTGTTGTGTTATTGAGTAAAGCAGCTCTACCAACTGCGGTATTACAAGCACCGGTTGTGTTAGTTAATAAAGCATTATAACCTACTGCTATGTTGTAATTACCTACTGTGTTATTTCTTAAAGTATTATTTCCAAGAGATACGTTATTAGTACTAGTAGTTGAATTATATTGAGAATAAACACCAATAGCTGTGTTTTGATTCCCTGTTGTATTTTTACATAATGCTAAAGAGCCTATTCCTATATTGTTTCTGCCTATTGTGTTATAAAGAAGAGCGTTATGACCAATAGCTAAGTTTTGTAATCCTGTTGTATTATTTGATAAAGCACTGTTTCCTATTGCTAGTACAGTACCTACAGTATTTGTGGCTAAGGTATTATAACCAATAGCAAGAGTGTTAGAGGCTGAAACTAA